CTGCATTACTTCCCGCGTCCCTAATATCATCATTTAAGACCTCATTAGCGATCTTATCCCCTTGACTGAAAGCAACGAGGTTAGTCGGTTGACCAGCCTCGTTAATTTCGATAGCCATAATTGATGAAAACTCAGCCATGGTAATTTATTTATATATCAAACACCTCTGTCATAAGATTGTTCTAATCTAAGATTGTTTAGAGGATATAGGTTGCCATAAGTTAGCATTATATGAAATACATCATGTTCAGTTATTAGTTTTATTTTTGCTCCAGTAGCGACTTCTCCATTGGAGCCATGCCACTCAGCCGTATCATCGTGATATCTACCAGTAATAACACCAATGCCTAAAACACCACTGGGGTTGGTTATACTTCCATCGTCATGAAACACTGGGATATCGTCTGTGGTCATATCACCTGTTCTTGATAACCCAGAGAGTTCTAAAATAGCGCCAGCTTGGTGAGTAAAGTCCTGCCCTGACATCATTCGAATACTACAATAATTACATTTAATTAAATTACCAGCAGTATCGGTAAATGGAACATTTATGATATTATGTGTTCTAGCTGTAACACTACCTGAAACACCTAATACATAAGTTCTTTGTCCTGTTCCTAAATCCATCACTCATCCTCCTTTTTTTCATCATCCATACCTAACTCAGATGCTATATCAGCAACCATGTTTTCCAAGTCAGCTAGGTCATTAACTACATCATCCTGAGCTTGTGGCTCTGGGGCAGCTTCAGGAGCCTCCTCTGCGGGGGCTTCTTCTGGAGCAGCTTCTGGCGCTGGCTCTTCAGCAGGGGGCTCAGGGGTCGTGTCCTCTGGAGCAGCTTCAGGGGCTTCCTCTTCAGGTGCTAGGTTCTCGTCGCTGGGGTACTCCTGATCCATGACCTTCTGTTTAAGAGTCATGACCAGATCTTGAATATCAATCAAATCTTTACTTACTCTTTTAAAGTTTACCTTAGGAAGATCAGAGGTTTCTGCTTCTTCAAGAACACAATCATATCCTACTGAAAAGAACATCTCAATTAGGAACTCGTTGACATCAATGCATTCTACACCTGACTTGCTTTTAAGACATACAGCCATCTCGGAAAGAACTTCTTTGAGAACTGAACCTTTTGGTGATAGCCGTGAAAGAGCTTCAAAGATAACAACTTGAGTGTTAGCTAGGCTCTTAAAAGATGCTGGATTCTGTAGGTTTTGAATGTTTACACCGTACTTCTCATTGATAGTCTCAATGAATACTTCTTTTACATCTTTCTTAAACTCAAAAATCTTAGAAGAGTAGTTTTGAATATCTTTCTCGGAAACACCGATGCCATCAGCATTGGCAAGGCAGTTAGTGAAAGTGTTAAAGAGGCTGCGCTTGGAAGCAAGGGAGAGATAGGGAACTTCCTTAAGAGCTTCGGAGAGAGCACCGACGACTGCCTCATCGCTTTCAAAAATCATGCTTGCAAGCTTTCTGATGGATGTGTTATCAGCCCAAACAGTATCAAAACTTCTTTTAGATTCTAATAGCTCACGCTTAACAAGCTCCTGTCGGCAGATCATCTCATAGATGGACTCATTTACACCATTCTTAAGAGTATATTCACTTTGTTCTTCAAGCTCCTCAAGAGTTAGGCGAGGGAAATTGAAAGCCTGAGAAACTGCATTTGAGAGATTAACAGCGTTACGAACCTCAGGAACAGTAATAACTTTTTCTAGATTCTCTTTGAGGAAGTCCTGAAGTTGAGGAATGACCTCAATAAGCTTTTGAAACTCAGAAGATTCTACAATGTTTTCTATTCTAGAAAGCTTTTCACTTTGCTCCATCAGGCGATTCTGAATAGAAGAAAGTTTAAGTCGGTTCTCCCACAAAGATAAAACGTCATCAAAAGAGCTATCGGCTGTGCCGTACTCTCCATAGTGAACACTTTCTACAAAGGAGTGAATTTTTTCATTTACAAACTTATCAAACTCTGTGCCATCTTGAAAAACTTCTGCATCTTGAACTCTTACATTCTTGATACTAATATCTTCACCAATCGCGAAGGTGCCACTAATGACCCTGCCACTGTTGGTTACATAAGATACCTGAGAGTTGGAGCTATCAATTGAGAACAGGCTAACATTCTCACGGATTGATCTTCCAATGCAATCACCTAATTTTACTAGGTGCGTAATAGTTTTATCTCTTTCTTCAAATAAATTAGAAAACATTTTGTTTCTCCCTTTGTGTCCCCGAATTATATAGATTCTTCAGTGTTAACAACTGTGTGCTTTTGCTGTTGTTTTTCGATGATTCGTTGCATGACCTCTTTTGTTTTTTCATCGTCGGTCGATTCTGCTACGAACTTCAGCGCGTAATCCACGCTTTCATTTGCTGTGGGAGGGGTATTTTCAGCGGACTCCTGTCCCCCAGCCTCCCCTGGACCAGGACCCGCACCAGCGGCTCCTTGAGCTTGTTGATCTTGTTGCTGCTCTTGTTCAATTTCTGATTTCATTCTCTTAACTTCTCCAGGGGTCATGTCATAAAATTCCCTGTAAAGAGCTTCTTTTGAGAATAGATTGAGACCTTGAACTGCTTGAACAACTCTTGTCTTCTGCTCATTGACATCAAGCTTACGCTTTTCAGACATGTCTGAAGGCTCAGGTAATCTGATCCTAAGACTCTTTATCATAGAAGCAGGGAATCCCCTTAATTGAAGATGTCTTTTTGCCATGTTCTCTAAACCAGTCTCTACGTCAACTTGAACTCTTTGAATAGTTCTAGCAAACTTAACATCAAGCTGGGAAAGGTTGGCCTTTCTTTCAGGAGATTGCTCCTTCTCTACGATATAATCTTTTGGAATCTTCAGACCAGCAAGAAGCTTGTCTCTATAGTATTTAACATCTTCAATCTCACCAAGATTTGTAGCACCAGGGAGAGTATCAATCTTGGTGCCCCTGCCATTCTTGGTGGGGACAAAGAAGTCTTCATCCATGGACATGGGATTGTATCGAGAATCTACTGTGCCTTTTGGGCTGTTATAAAACTTCTCTTTCTTGAACTTTTGCTTAAGACGCTCGATGAACATCTCAGCCTTTGAAGTGGGGAGGTTACCTGTATCAACGTAGAAAATTCTACGCTCAGGAGCCCGTGAAAGACGATAAATCATCATCGCATCCTCCATCATCTTGAGAGAGCGGAATACTCTGTGACAAAGGGCTGCAATTGATTTACCATAAGGGTAGAAGATAGGATCTGAAGTATGCAGACGAAAGTGAACAATTTGATTCTTATCAAGCTCGATATATTTGACTGGCCTGTTAGCATTAGATTGCCCAACTTCTGCATACTGCATAGTCTCCATGTTAGGAATCTCCTGAAGGAATTTCTTCAGGTAGCCAAACTCGTTTTCTACTCTAAGAATAAAATTAGGATTTAGAATCTTAATTTTTTTAATACCCTCTTGTGGTTTATTTACATCAAGAATAAGTTCGGTAAAACAA